AATATGTAGATCCAGTTGAAATAGTTTATTCTTACACTGATTCACCTTATTTTGAAGATCTTTATTATGTTGGTGAGATAACTAAAATATCAATACCTGATCTTAAAAAACGTTTTCCAAGTTTATCAGATGAAGATATAAAAGAGATAGAGGATAAAAGCACAGGTGGTGAAACTATGAGTCAAATACATAAAGAACCTGGTTTTGCACATATATTAAATTTTGAATATAAAACTTATAAAAATCAAACTTATAAAATTAAACAAACATCTACTGGAGCTGATAAAGCGTTAGAAAAAGATGATACATTTAACCCACCAAAAGACTCAAGGGCAAGATTTGAAAAAGTTGATAGAGCTATTGAGGTTTTATATTGTGGGGCTAAAATAATAGGTCTTAATAAAATGTTAGACTGGGGCATGGCTGAAAATATGACTAGACCTAAATCAGATATAACTAAGTGCCATATGTCATATCAAATAGTTGCACCAAGAATATATAAAGGTAGACCTGAGTCTCTTGTTGGTCGTATGATGAGCTTTGCTGATATGATACAATTAACACATTTAAAATTACAACAAGTGTTAAGTCGTATGGTGCCTGATGGTATTTACATGGATGCTGATGGTTTAGCTGAAATAGATTTAGGTAACGGAACTAATTATAATCCACAAGAAGCATTAAACATGTATTTTCAAACTGGTAGCGTTATTGGTAGATCTATGACTCAAGACGGTGATTTTAATCACGGTAAAGCTCCAATACAAGAAATACAATCAAGTAGCGGTAATGCTAAAATAGCTAGTTTAATAAATAGCTATAATTATTATTTACAAATGATTAGAGATGTTACTGGGTTAAATGAAGCTAGAGATGGTAGTAAACCAGACAGTAACGCTTTAGTTGGTGTGCAAAAACTAGCTGCAGCTAATAGTAACACTGCAACTAGACATATATTACAAGGAGGTTTATATCTTACATTAAAAACAGCTGAGTGTATATCTCTTAGAATATCTGATGTTTTAGAATACTCTAATACAAAAAATCAATTTATAAATTCTTTAGGTAGGTTTAATGTAGCTACTTTAGAAGAAATATCAAACTTACATTTGCATGATTTTGGTATATTCTTAGATTTACAACCAGATGAAGAAGAAAAACAATTGTTAGAAAACAATATACAAATGTCTCTTCAAAAAGAACAAATAGATTTAGAAGACGCTATAGATATTAGAGAGATAAAAAATCTTAAATTAGCAAATCAAATGCTAAAAGTTAAACGTAAGAAAAAACAAGCTAGAGATAGAGCTATGCAAATGCAAAATATTCAAGCTCAAACACAATCAAACGCTCAAGCTGCTGAAGCTGCTGCTGCTGCAGAGATGCAAAAAGAACAAGCAATAGCTCAAACTAAAGTTCAAGTTGCTGAAGCTCAAAAGAATTTTGATTTAGAAAAGATGCAAGTAGAGGCACAAATTAAGCTTCAATTAATGGAAAAAGAATTTATGTTAAACCTTAGACTTAATGATAGTCAAAAACAAGTGATTAAAGATAAAGAAAAGTATAAAGAAGATCGTAAAGATGAAAGAACTAGAATACAAGCTAGTCAACAATCTGAAATGATTCAACAAAGAAAACAAAACCTACCAGCTAAAAAGTTTGAGTCAGCTGGCTTTGACAATTTAGGTGGTTTTGACTTGGAGCAATTTGAGCCAAGATAATTTTTAACTATTTAATTATATTATATTATGGAAGATAATAAAACACAAGAGGTGGAAAACACCGAAGTATTAAGTGAAGGCGGAGATATGAAAGTATCTACACCTGAAACAAAAGAAGAAAAACCTAGTAAGCCATCAGCTAAACAAGAAGATGGGTCTTATAAGGTTGATTTAAAACAAAGTTCAACTAATAAAACTAATAACGATGCCTTACGGGAAGAAAAGCAAGATGACAAAAAAAGTAATGAAAAAGTCAAGCAAGAAAAAGGGAATGAAGAAAAAGAAGTAATTCCAGTTCTTGAAGAAGTTACTGATACGGTCTCAGAAAAACCTGTTGTTGAAAAACAAGAAGTTAAAGAAGAGCCCGTTATAGAAAATATTAAAGAAAAAACTCCAGAAGTGGAACTACCAGAAAACGTTGATAAGCTTGTAAAGTTTATGAACGAGACTGGTGGAACTATTGAGGATTACGTTAAACTCAATACGGATTACTCTAAACTAGATGATAGCGACTTATTAAGAAGTTATTATCAACAAACCAAAGGTCATTTAACCGGAGAAGAAATTGAATTTTTAATTGATGATAAATTTAATTTTGACGAAGAAGTAGATGAACCTAAGGAAATTAAACGTAAAAAGCTTGCTTATAAAGAAGCGGTAGCAGAAGCTAGAGATGCTTTAGAAACAACTAAGAAGAATTATTACGATGACATCAAGTTGGGGTCAAAGTTACTTCCCGAGCAACAAAAAGCGCTAGATTTTTTTAATCGCTATAATAAAGAGCAAGAACAAGCAAATGAACTACAGCAAAAAGCTAAAACACATTTCGACAAAGAAACTGATAAAGTTTTTAATGAGGATTTCAAAGGTTTTGATTTTCAAGTTGGAGACAAGAAATATCGTTTCAACGTAAAAGATGTGGCAAAGACAAAAGAGTTTCAAAGCAATGTATACAATATTATAAGCCCTTATATAAAGGATAATATGTTACAAAAAGCTGGTGAATATCACAAAACCCTTTTTGCAGCATCAAACGCTGACGCTATAGCTAATCATTTTTACGAACAAGGAAAAGCAGACGCTATTAAAAGTATGACTTCTGAAGCCAAAAATATTAAAATGGACAGAAAAACTGATACTGGTGCAGATGTAAAAACCTCTAACGTTAGATTAGTTAGCGGAGACGATAGTTCTAAGCTTAAATTTAAACTTAAAAACTATTAATTAACATTTTAAACTTACAAATATGGCAAGTGCAAATTTTTCGATCGGTACATCCGGTCTAGTAAGCCCTAATGCTATCAAGCAAGTAACTGATGGATCTTATTTAGATTTAGCTAGTACTGCTGGACAGGGTTGGGCACAGCAGTATTTACCAGAATTGTATGAAGCTGAAATCGAGAGATATGGAGACAGAACTATCGGTAGCTTCTTACGTATGGTAGGTGCTGAAATGCCTATGCAATCTGATCAAGTAGTTTGGTCTGAGCAAGGTAGATTACATATAGCTTACAAAGCTACTATTAACACTGGTACTGGTGTAATAACAGCTGGATCTTTTAAAGATATTGATAACCAATCTGGTGCTTCAATAGCTCACATCTTGAGAGAAGGTCAAAACGTTTTAGCTCAGGTAACAACTGGGTCTGACGTTGTGGTTCTTCCATGTCAAGTTGTTGGTGCTCCTTCAAACCTTACTGCTGGTGCTGGTACTGCAACTTTAAAACCTTATGAATATGAGAACCTAGATGATCATGCTTCTATTGCTACTGCTTCTACAGCGGTAATTAAGCTTTTCGTAACTGGTTCTGATTTTGCTAAAGGTTCAGGTGCTATGGTTAACGCTGTTCAACCAGAATTCAAATCTTTCAGCAATTCACCAATTATTATTAAAGATAAATACGAAGTATCAGGATCTGATGTTTCTCAAATTGGTTGGGTTGAAATTTCTGGAGAAGATGGTCAAAACGGTTATCTATGGTATTTAAAAGCTGCTGGTGACACAAGAAAAAGATTTGAAGATTACTTAGAGATGTCTGTTATTGAAGGTGTTTCTAAATCAACTTCAGGATCTGTTTCTGCTGCAACTGGTAACGGTACAGAAGGTTTATTCCAAGCTATCGAAGATAGAGGATTAGTTTCTGACGCTGGTATTTTTGACGGTGCTTCTGATGATTTAGCTGATTTTGATGTATTATTAAAAGAACTAGATAAGCAAGGTGCTATTGAAGAAAACATGCTTTTCTTAGATAGATCTGCTAATTTAGCTTTTGATAATATGTTAGCTGGTGCTAATAACTATCATTCAACTGGTACTAACTACGGTGTATTTAATAACTCAGAAGATATGGCATTAAACTTAGGTTTCAATGGTTTCAGAAGAGGTTCTTATGACTTCTACAAAACTGATTGGAAATATCTAAATAGCAAATCTTCAAGAGGATTAATCAACGAAGGCGCTACTGTTGGTAAAGTAGAAGGTGTATTAGTTCCTGCTGGAACAAGCACAGTTTACGACCAAGGACTTGGTAAAAACATCAACAGACCATTCTTACACGTAAGATATAGAGCTTCTGAAGCTGATGATAGAAAGATGAAATCTTGGATCACAGGTTCTGTTGGAGCTGCTACTTCTGCAATTGATAAGATGGAAGTACATTATCTATCAGAAAGATGTTTAGTAGTACAAGCTGCTAACAACTTCTGTATTATGAGATAATACATTTTTTAAAAGAGTTAGGCGCTTCGGCGCCTAGCACTTTTATTTTTTATAAATTTTTTAATTATATTATATCATGGAAAAAAAGAAAACAAAAGAACCTGTTAAGGTCAAAGCACCTAAATGGGAAATAAAAGACAGAGTTTATAGATTATTAACTAAAAGAAAACCTGTCGTAAGGATGGTTAAAGCCAGAAACATATATTGGTTTGATGAAGAAGCTGGTTATGAAAAAGAACTAAAATATTGCGAAAATCAAAAAACCGTATTTGTTGAAGATATGAAAGGGCCACAAAGATTAGGCCAAATAATTTTTAGAGATGGACAATTAGTTGTTCCAAGAGAAAAAACAACCTTACAAAAATTATTATCAATGTATCACCCAGGTTTAAATAACCTTTATTATGAAGTTGATAATGAAAAAGAAGCTGAAGACGAGTTAGATATGTTTGAAATGGAAATGGATGCTTTACAAGCAGCTATGGAAATGGAAGTTGAACACGC